TGGAACAGCACACGACGGCTGCTGAGGCTCGCTGCCAGGGAGGTATTGAAACTGGTTGCACTGGCCACGGTCGCCCCTGCAGGACAGCCTCCGGAGCCGGCAACGGGGGTTGCGTTGCCTACGCAGGCGGTGGATGCAAAGCCATTGGCCCCAGCAGGGTTGTATACAGTCACACTCAAAGTGCAGGTCGCCGTATTAATCCCATCAGAGGCTTTGACTGTAACCGGGTATGTCGTATCTACCCCAGTGGTATACAAGTGAGCAGCAACCCCTCCGGTTGCCGTATTCTGACTATTGTGACCAGCATTAGATCCATAGGCCCAAGTACCTGAATTGGGATCACCAAAAGCCCAGGTATAAGTTACATTAGTAAAAGGGGTTCGATTGGCCGCTATAGCGCTATCAGTACTTGCTGTAGCATCAAAGAAGACTAGCAATGGAGAGACCCCACTAGCACGGGTTACTTTCGCATTAAGAACCAAAGGCCCATTAGTTGCAGGACATGCCCCTGTAGTAACAATAGGGGTACAGGCCCCTGAAGGTGCTGACGTTGGGCTTACTACCGGGGTCCAGCATGTAGGATAGGCTGCCGATACGTAACTGGTAGTTTGGGTCCAGCTACCTGTAGTCCCTGTAGGACATGCAATGGTAGCCGTTGTAGTTGCTGGTGCAGTCCCACAGGTAGTTCCAGCTAATGGAATAGTAGTGGTTTGTGCTCCTATAACGATCGTGGTTCCTGTGGGACCCACAGTGACCGTCATAGGAACGTTGACGGTTTGGGTCGTCTGTGCTACTGTTATTGTAGTAAACAGAGCACATAAAAAGACAAGGAACTTCATAATGTTCTCCTGAAAAAGACGGCGTGCAGAGGTGGGGAAGACCCAAGCACGCCGAACCCTGACACCTAGGGTTTAAGGAGTGGGAGCCGGTGCGGCAGGGGTTGCAGCAGTTACAGCGGTGTCAATGTTATTGACGGCGGTAATAACTCCAGAGAGATCAATCCCCGGATTAGCTGCTTGAAGAGCAGCAATCTCTGCGTTGAGATTAGCTACCTCAGTACTAACAGCAGTTATTAATGTAGTAACATCAGTTTGTAATTTGGTTACTGCGGCGGTCAAGTCAGTCAGTTGAGTCATTATCGTATCCACCTTATTAATGAGTTGAAGAATTAAACGTGTTGATTTAAACATCAAGTTGCTCCTACTGTCCCTCCTACTGCGCTGATAATAGTAGCAAGTCCGGCGGGGGTAATCTTGTTATTCGGCGTATAAAGAGGTGGCCAAAGATCGGCAGATTCCATAGCTGCTGCTTGTAGTTCAGAACAGAACCAACTATCTTGTTCACGCCAATTACGTCCAGAAACAAAACCCCAAATAGCCGTGTGATCATACGGCTTACCTTCTTGGGATATATTAAAGGCAATGACGCTCTGCTTTTGAAGTTCTGTTGCCTCCAAAGAGATCACGACTCGTTCTTTCCATTTCTCATAATTGGGAGGTCGAATCTGTACACCTGGAGGTTTCCCTCCAGTCCGATCAGATCTAGCTCCCATTAAGTATCCATCTGGAAGGACCAGATCGACATGCGAGAAGTGACCTGCTGAGAACCAAGCTATCGTTCGTGACGATAGCCCGGTTCCCAACACAAACTGAAGCTGGATCATGCTTTAGGCGTCAGGATAGTCTGAGCTTCGGTGCTGATAACAGTAGCAATCTGTTTGAGCAGATCTTGTTCAATACCGGGTACAGCAGCAATCAAAGCCACTTGAAGTTCAGCCAATTGGACAGTCACGTTTACAGCAGTCGGGTTGGAAGCAATATTATTAAAGAACGCAGCGATAGCCGGCAAAGCCGCCTTCGCAGCATCCATTTTAGCAATGGCTATTAGTTGTTGTAGAATCTGAGTAATATTCACGGGGGTTTCTCCTGAGGTTGTGCTAAAGGGGAGACATCAGGCACTATAGCCGCTGGCGGTGGAGGTGCATGAATAACAGTTGATCCAGCCGGGACTATCATAGGGGTTGGCGTAGTAGTTGTTGTAGTGGTCTTGGTAGTTGTGGTAGGATCAGGAATAGAGTCCGCTTGAGGACGTTGTCTTGCAAAAAAGAAGTTCATAATAAGAGCAAGTAAAGTGCCTAACACCGATACTAACCCTGTCAGAATTGTAACGACCGTATCGCTCATTGCTTTAGCAAAGAACATTAAAGCAAAGAGTACTCCAAAAAACCCTACTGCAAAAAGAATAGCAATAATCACTTGCGCCCGAGCAAGAAGTAGATCAGTATCGCAAGGTTGTTTCATTTAATGCACTCCATGCTGAAAAGCTAAACTAATTAATGCTGCTACCGCAAGTAAACCCCCAACGATAACTCCAAGCCAATTGGTTGTGCTACTACTTACATCACGTTTACCAACGGCTTGCCCTTCAATTAAAGTCAATCGTGCTTTCATGTCTTCGATCTTATCATTAAGCGCTGCCGTTGAAGTGGAAATAATGATTCCTTGTTGGTCAATCTGTTTTGTAGTTGCTGTTTCAGACTTAGCAATAGAAAGACTAAAGGACTCATTTTGTTTACCCACGGCTTTTTCAGCAGCTTGTAATGCCGCATCGACTGCCACCTTAGTATCCCTAGCGGTTTGTTCTACTCGGCTATCTCGATCCATAAATTGAGCGTAGACTGATCTAAACTTTTCATCCACGGTAGCAAAACGTTCAGTCATTAACCTTTCAAGATGAGAAATTTGCTTGTCTGTATCAGTAGGCACTCTGGTAATATTAGCATTAAACAAGTCCATAGCCTTATCCATGGCAGTAACTCGTTGATTAAAAAGTTCTTTTAAATGTTCGATTTCCCTAGTTAAAGCTTGAGTTGTAAGTACCGTGGGATCAGGCACAGGAATGTATTCCGCCGGATTTCCCTTATTCATGTAGAAGCTCCGGGAATTTTCAAAGCATCTGAAACTAAAGTATCTGGAGTACAACCCAAGGCTGTACAAAGGTAGGTAATATAACCTTGAGTATCGTTACCATCCGAGGCAGGAGCCCAATCTTCTATCATCTGTTTAATCGTTGCACCTCGACCAGCAAAGAGATTAAGTTGACGTTCTAACATAGCCCATCCTATCGCAGGAGACTTAAATGACCCCACACTATTAGGAGTATCAGGAGGATGCTGTTCTCCAGGTGCATGCCTCAAATCACCAGGATTATTTTGACGAGTGGGAAGGTCTCCAGGGATACCCCATCCTTCCCTCTTCGCTATGAGTTGTGCTAATAGAGTATCTAACATATTAATGTCCTACTGCTTGCCATGATGTGCTAGCCCCAGCAGCACCATTAGTTAAAGTAAACCCCGTTAAAGAAGAGATAGGGTTTGAGGTATTAATAGTTCCATTAACGCTTATAGAAGTTGCTGTAATAGAAAAACATCGAGTAGGAAAAGCTAATGGGAAAGTAACCGTCTGAGGAGCACCTCCTCCTGTAGCTACTCCCCATTGAATGATAACTCCACTAGGAAGAACTTGCCATCCAATCCCAGTAGAAGTGCTAAATGTCCCTGTAGCAAAAGCTTTAGTAGCATAGATAATGCTAGCATTAGTAATTCCTAAATAAACCGAGGCTGCAAGAGTAGTACTTAAATAGGTTGATGCAGCAAGAGTAGTAGTTAGGTATGTGGATGAAGCAAGGGCTTTAGTTAAATAATCGCTTAAAGTAATTGTTAAAGAACCGTTAGTAACGTAATTAGTTAGTTGGCTAGTTAAAGACGTTTGAGTAACATAAGCAGCTAACGTACTAGTTAAAGTGGTTGTCAGAACATAATTTGCAATATCAGCAGTAGTATTAACAGTAGTATGAACATATCCTTGTAAAGGACCCCACCAAGGCCCCGTAAAATTAGGTAAGTTATTAGTGTTACTATTTTGTAAAGACTGACATAAATTACCACTCTTATTAACTACAGCTCCAGATTGATAAGTCTCTGCTGCATCCCAATCAACAACTCCTCGTTGCATGAAATATCGAACAGCGGCTGCAGCCCAATTAAGAGTCCAATTGAAGTACTGACGAGGAGGGGGAGTAGTGTTTTTCAACCATCCTTGAGTCACAATAGCATTGCCAGGATCGACAATATCTGTAGTAGGAACTGCGGTATCCGCCCATGCATTGCGAACCGTAGGTTTTGTATACGTCATGACCATTAGCGTTCAACCTCAGGATGCATAAGTAATAGTCCCAATCGCAACTCCAGCAGGCCTAGGAAGTAGATCAAGACTACTAATTAAAGCTTGTTCTAGAGGAGTGATAGGTAATGGGATATTAATACTAATCACTAAATCTCCAGGATCTCCTACTGAGCATGCAACACCTAAAATAAACTGTAATCCATTTTCAATAGCAGACAAAGTTCCATTAGATTGATTACTAACAATTCGTGCTTTCAGAACAGTAAGGTATGCAATATCGCTTAAGATAGTAGTTCCTGCAACTACATCCCCTAAGCTATACCAAATCCCTCCTATAGACGGATTACTTAATTCCCCAAAAGGGAGTTGTAACCCATCAGGGTTTCCTGTATCCACTTCAGAGAAACCAAAGTACCCGGTTATCAATACATTGGGGATAGTACGAGATTGCCCAATCCACAAACCTAGAATATCTAGTTGAGCTCCTACCGCTGTTAAGAGATTGAAAGCTGGTTGTATACTCTGAGTAGCTAAGACGGCATCTGCTGCAGCTCCCACTACTGTATCTACCACTGCCATAAAATTGGGTTTTTGATTGTGTTCGCTAGTGATCAAATTATCGTATAAAGAAGCGTTAGGGCTACTCATACAACGGATACCGTCACAGCAGAAGCAACAATAGTAAACGCCACATTATAGTTTCCTACTGTATCAATAGTACTTCCATTCACTGTCAATGCTGTCACTTCAAAAGTTCCTACTTGAGGAGGGGTAGACTGACCTACAGGAGTTCCTAAAGAAGTAATCACAGGAATCAAGCCAAAGTAACTAATAGTCCCACCAATTGGAATAGCATTAACCGCATTAACTACGGCTGTTTGAATTAAAGCGGTAGTCGTTACAACCCATCCCGCAAGAGGGTGGACAGTGATATTAATAGGCTCTGAAACAGGAACCGGAGTCATAAAATTAATGACTCTAGTTGAACCGTTAGCATCTATAACAGTTTGACTAAACTCGTTACTTGGAAAACGAGAGTCTATATATGTGGGGATGCCCGGAGTAATCTTTTCAAAGATAGCCTGGAAAACTGCGCTAGATATAGCTCCTCCATTCTCTACTAAGAAGCAAAGATTATTAGGAGGAATAGTTCCGTTAGGGAGAACTAAATTAGTAGAGGTATTGTTTTCATATCCTAGAACTCGACCTACTCCAGGGATATTTTCTATCGCAGCAATAATCCCTTCAAAAATAGTTACAGAAGGTAAGGATACTGAAGCTGCTTGTCTTACTCGTAAGGCAGCATCAGATTCTACCGGAGCTCCTACTGTAGCTGCTGTGGCATTTGTAACTGTTTGCCACCCATACGAAGGTGTTTGGATTCCAGTCACCGTTGCGATGTTAGCTACGATAGCCCCTACCGTTGTACACGTTGCAGTCACTATGACTGTTCCTAAAGACCCTATCGTTGTGGTAGTTGGTAACGCCCAAATAAAACCTGATGTATCGACAGCCTGGCCATTAGTAATCACGGTTCCTGCTATCCCCGTTAACGTTAAAGGCACAGTAGACGCAGAAGGAATAAGCCGTGTCAATCCATTAATCTGGACGTTAGAAGAAAGGCCTGCCCCTTGAGCGGTGGCAGGACTGAAAGAATTGTAGACTGAGATAGCCGCTGAATTGGCATCTGATAAAGCCTGAGCAAAGACGGCTAGGAGCTGACCGTCCTGGGAATCATTCCCTAAGTAAACGTCGGCTCCAAAGATCGCTTGATATTGTGCTTGAAGATAAGCTAAAATTTCAGCATATGTAGGAGCAGTAATTCCTGTCGGCCCTATCAATGCGGCTGTAGGAGAAATATAAGTAGACATTTAAACTCCTACAGTCACAGTGCCTTGTCCAAACGCTGTTGCTATAGTTGATGTCATCGTGTAGTTCCTATTAGGCGTATCAAAAGTACTAACGAAATCCACTATAGAAGTTACGTTAGGAGTCCCCAATATCCGTTGCTTAACATAAATATCAGGGTCCGAAATCTGCTTACCTAAAATGTTCTGGAACCAAGGGGTACCATCTGTAATGTCTAAGAACCATTCCCCCTGATAAAGCAAAAGCCTAGTTAATACAGCTTGAGCAACACACGCAGGAGAATCTTGTAAAAAAGGGACATTAATTGTATAGTCGCCTACAGGATCTAAAGGTCGATATCTCATACCGGAGGTCCTGTGTCTCCACCCTGAGGGTCAGTGTGAACGTGAGTATGAAGGGAAGTCCCATTACCTATTACATTTGTACTTGCTGTAATTGTTGCTGGAGAATTTACATTCCCACTCGAATCTATAGTGACTCCATTCAAGTTAATCCCTCCTGATGCAGTAGCACTAATAGCTTTAGTAGTGGGGTTCAGCTTCCAAAAAAACGAACCATCATCTGTTTGTAGACTTACATTAGCATTATCAGGAGTAAAATTCTTAGGGAGCGATCGTACTCCGATCAATGCAAAACCATCAGATAAGTTATGCATTCGTAAATCGGGAGGGTCCATAGGTTGCTTCCCATCGACCGGAATCCCTGCTTGTCCAGGAACAAACCCCTGTTGCCACCACGCATCAATACATCGGGCAGAAAATATAACAAGGCATTCATCTCCTGCTTTAATAGGGAAGGTCAAAGTCATTCCTCCTCCTCCTTGCCAAAGAATGGGGCAATCCAAAAGAACAGGCATTTGCATGCTTTGGAAAGTTCCTTTTAAAGTTCGAATTCGACCATTAATCACTGGTTGGATATCTGCAATCATGGACCCTATTCCAGAAGCTGCAGGGAATTGTTTAATCACTCCAGGAAGCGCTGTCCAAACCCTTGTTTGCCATGACTCCATGGCAAGTCGCAAAGTTTCAGATTCATCTACGTATCGTTCTCGTTGATCCATAGCTACTGTCCATACCTTGAAATAGTAGCTTGGCTTTGTGCAACAAGAACATTCAGAGCTTCAGCCGATGCAATAGTGGAATCAACAGATAAACAAATGAGATTAGTGTACCAATCATTACCTCGAGTATCTCCAACATGATTAGCGGTCATAACATAATAAAGTCCATCTGCACTGGTTTGAACTTGGAGGGCTGTTGCAATATTTGAAACTTGAGAAGGAAGGTCTAAGGTGCGCCTAAAAGTATTTACACCTGCTGTGAGTTGAACTAACTGTCCTATTTTATAGTTAGGATTAAGCAAAGTACGAATACTAATTCCTTGTTGAGTTTGTTCAGGGACCCCAATCAATCCCGTACTAACAGAGATAATAGGAATAGTTGTTCCATTAGCTATGTAAGAAGTGTAAGGAATAATACTTACTTGGTTATCCTGAATACTCCATTTACAATTATTAGTCCAAGCAAAATCCCTATACTCGTCCCGACATAACCCATAGAAAACTCGCCCTCTAATCAATTGATTAGAAGGCAGTGTAGGTAAATACCCCTGAGTAATTCCAAACCTAGACATGGAAGCTAACAAAGAAGAAGCTATATTACTTTGACTATTACCTGCGGGTGAGGAAATCAAAATAGGGGCAAAGTTATAAGCTTCATCTCCGTCCGCGGCAGTAATGTCAACATAACTATCTAATTGATTAATACGTCCTAAACGAAATTGTTTAATAGTCCCTTGAAAGAGCAAAGCAAAGTTCCCTTCATATCCTGCTTTGATAGCTAATTGGGTATATTCTTTTTGTCCAATTTCGTGAGCTGTTTTGTCACTCAAATTAAAAATACGAACATCACATGAATTAGGAGTTTGAAGATCCCCTCTACGAATAGCAAAAGTAACTTTAAAGGGGTTAAACTCAAGACCCTTCCCTTCTGAGTTAGCTACTACGCAACTAAACTGTCTTAAGTATTGCTGTGTCATGCTGTCACATAATAGAGTAAGCCATCAACCCCAATATTAGTAAACGTAGGAACGGCATCAGGGTCTGAAGTAGTTTGAACATATAGACCACCAACAAATCCTAAGTAAGCATACTTGTCTAAAAGATTAGCCCCTGTTACTAAGGGTATTCCTTGTAAAATAGGATTAGCATTAGCATCTGCAATATCCAAAATCCAACCCCCTTGATCTATGTTCCTATATTGAAGAGTGAAAGTATATGATGCTCCACTCAAAGTAACACTGAAGGATTGTGCCGTTACTTGTAGAGGCAATTGAAAGATAGTCGTCATAACAAAGGCGGTCGCCAGTTAACCGGAGGCAATGATCCTTGGGGAGAAGGAACCGGATTATTAATCAGCGATTGAGCTCCATAATTAACTGTCTCGCTAGTACTAGCAGGATTCAGTTGATTCGCTGCAGGGGCAATTGTCGATGATAACGTGCTCACAGTAATGATCTGCCTCATAGTGACAGTAATCATTAAAGCCTGAGACGTCTTTTTATCCCTCGTCAAAGACAACGAAGTAATCAACATATTACTATATTGTCGTATCGTTGTGAAAACATGAAAGGGCTGTAACGATTGCTGCAGAGAGATCAACTGAGAATAAACACTAGAAACATAGTCATCGTTATTAAGCGCACCACCAGCAAAAGGCTGATTCCCAGAAACTCCTAACGCAGCTTTAATATTAGCATTAGACCAACCACAATGCATAACAAGTTCTGCAGGGCGATAGAAAGAGTGATCTGTAATATTTGCCCCAGCTTCTACCGGATGTTCTGTGATCTGAAGTAAGTCAGTACCAATCTCTTCTAGAGTAGCATCTACCGAAATACCTCCAATTGAGTTCGAAGGTACTAGATTAATAAAAGTACTAAGAGCGGCTAATCCTAAGTTAATAACCCCTGGAACACTAGGTAATTGAGCTTTGAATAAAGTACTTGCTAAAGCACTACCTGGGATGCTCATCGGACATTAGACGCAAACTCCCGAACAATAGCAGCACTTAATCTAGCATTAACCCTTTCTTGGGACTCAGCTACGTGCTTTGCTACTGCTTGGGGTTCATGCGACCCATCAATGTGAATGTTCGTGCTTTGTTCTAATCTAACAGCTTGACCACTACGAAGAGCATCTGCAACAGGAGACCCAGGCCGTTCCCAATAATGTGACCCTATATAACCCGCTCGAGCTGCATTCTGAGAAGCTAATAGTAATTGACCTGCTGCTTGTTCAGTCCCATGTCTTAATTCATAATCAGCAAACCGTAACTGAGCTAAAGGATCACTAGTATCTGAATTGGTTGCTCTAGCAAAAGTTTCAAAATGCCCCCAACGAGATTTATCCCATTGGAACAAACCCCGATGCCCTTTGTTTTCCGCGTTAGGGTCCATCGAACTTTCAGCACTAGCATTAGCTACTAACCCTGCAGCTTGGGCTCTAGACCATCCCATATTCTGTAATTGGTCCATAGCCCAGTCTTGTTTGGAAGTGGTATTTCCCAAACCAAACACAGCCTTAGTATTCATCTTCTTAAACCAACTAACTAGGTCAGTAGCCCAACCTCCATAGACAGAAGAGACTCCTGTCAAGTTGTCAAACCAACTTCCTGCAGCATACCCGACTCCACCGGCTACGCCTATGAGTCCTAACTTACCTAAAAGGCCTATGCCTCCAGCAGCACCCCCTACGGCAAGCCCTGCTAAAGCTGCCCCTAAACTTGCAACCCCAGCAATAAGCCCTGGAAATAAAGCTGTCAAACCTATAATGATAGTACTCCATCCTCCAGTAGCTGTGTCCAAATCGACTAATTTATTAAAGAGCCATTCAAGTTTAGGTTCTAGTTTTTCTAAGTAATTGAAGAACTTTGTTAACCCATTAACTATACTAACAGTTAACTGTTCCCCATTCTTATCAAGCCAGGCTGAAAGCTTATCAAGACTCCACCCAAATTTGTTCTGGAGAACATCGACAACCTGGGCACCAAACCCTTCAAGCCTTATCTCTAGGAGGGCTAGAGAGTTGTTAAATCTATGAGCGTCTTCTGTTGCTTTATCAAAGTTAGGTCCTAAGTTCTTCTTCATGTTATCATACATGCTGCCCAAACCTGGTTGCCGTAACCACCAGATTTGTTCATCACTTAAACCTGCAGCATGAGCCCGCATTTGACCTTGGTAATAGTCCATGGTCTGCATGGCTTTACCAATATCAACTAAAGTTTTTACTGGATCTTTCTCGTCAACCTTAAGTCCTGGGAACCAAGTTTCTAATGCTGTAGCAGCAGATCCTGGAGGCTTATTACGAAAGAAAGCAGCTAAGGATTCAGCTGCAGCTAATCCACTACCTGCCTGAGCTCCCATTCGACGAGCGGCTAATTCAAAAGCTTCTAAGCTAGAGGCCGAGTCTCCCGTCCTGATAGAAGCAAAGTATAACGATTCCAGGTTAGATGCTATCCGCGTAACACCCCAGGCAACCGCCGTTGCTGTAGCAGCAATCGCAGCTCCAAACCCCAAAACCATTTTAGTTGCACTGGAAATCCCTTCCCCAATCTTCTTAAGCGCTACCTCATCGTGCTGATAACCTATTTTGACTAGAAAAGATTTAATGACGTCGTCAGCCATCGTTCTTCCTACTAGCTCTCCGTTGGTTCTCAGCGTCAACAATCAGGGCATCATTCATCAAAGCAACATCCGCTAAATCTAAGGTTCCATCCTTTAAACTTTCAAACGAACATTTTCCTTGTAACCAAGGAAAAAGGAGCCAATCTTCCTCTCCCGGTAGCTTAGCTAATTCGAAACTTCTTGTGGACTCGCTGTAGTCGGCGGAGAGAGGAGTCCTTGAATAAAAGGCCCTAGGGAATCCTGTATGACTCGGATCACCAAAGGGATAGTCGATTGCATCGAATTCAAGTCTTCAAACATAAAAACACGTCTATCTTTATGCCACACACGTACATAAGCTCCACCCACATCAGCTTTGCGAGAAATTACTGACAAGCAGGTATTAAGGATGGATTCTGCAGCGGTATCGCTCATCGTCGCGAGACCATCAGCAAAAGGTTGTAGGAGGGCAGGCAATTGTGTGAGGTCCCCGGAAAGCCCCCCTGATTTCGACAGTTGTGTAAAAACTGGAATCAGTGGGGGAATAAGTGGAGCAATCTTTCGTGATAAGTGGAATTGTTCAAAAGCCGAAAGTTTTCCTATCCTATATTCGTGGCCATCTAACTCGAACTCAGTCGATTGTGACTCCATTTAAAATTCCCCATCTAGTAAATCCCCAGTACGGTATCGATAAACCCAGCATCAAAAACCCAGTCAATCATGTCACCGTCTTTTTTATAGTTAAGATTTGGCTTTTTCTTAAAGGCACATCGAGTTGCTGTAGTAATATCTCCTGATTCCACTTCTCGTACACTAATCACATTCTGTCCCCAAAGGCTTGAGCTTACTTGTTGAGCATCGTACATAGCTTGAAGAACTGAATTAGTCACCGAAACCTTTTGGCAGTGAACAGTTATAGTCCCTGATTTATCTGCATGGAGAGAATGCATAACATTACCATCAGCTCCAACTGACATAGTGTTCTTATCTCCAGCCATGTCGATTGAAATACCCTCGTCCGTAATTGCTGCTCCGAAGCCAAGGTTCGCTGTCCCAGTAGGTCCGGTCAACGACGCCACCACGTCCTTAAACGAATATGTATTGGCCATTAGATTACTTCCTATGAATTCACATTAATAACGACAGAAACAAAATGGATAGCGCCAGCAAGCTTAATGCAAACAGTCAACACAGGAGCCTGGCGAGCAGCCCTAGCTGCTTGAGTTTGGGTAGCAACTGCAGGTGCAAATATGTAAAACCCTTTGCTTAAAGTTTGTCCGGTCAAGATTGCTCCAATAGGAGGTCCTGTCCATATCCCCGGGGCAATCAATCCATTAGCCCCTGCTTGTTCTAGAGCTGACGTAATAGCCACTACAATCTGGTTTACACCGGCATCCGTTTGAGGAACCTTAGTTCCTACGGTATAGAGTAAATTAAACACTACAGTTTGTATATCGTTCTGTAGCCAATCTGTTCCATGTATCACATCAAAGAAGGCTCCATTAGCCATAGTCCCTTGTTGTAATATAGCAGTTTGATTATTATAGTTAACATAAACATTACAGTTCTTACCATTTAAAGCTATGGCTTGGGTTTCAGTTAAAGTCTCTGCAACTACTCCTGCATCCTGTTTGAACTTTAAAGTGTAAAGAGTATTAGTCCCATTGAAGTTAACAGTAAAGGCATCTCCAAAGATACCAGCACAAGCATAAGGAGTACTAGAACAATACTGAACAAAAGTACGAGAATACCCCAAAGCTTGGAGTTGACTTGCAATATCTGAACTAAGACTCGAATTAAGAGTTGCTGCTTCTTGAGTAGTCACTCCAAATATACGAGTGACAGTCAACCCTTGGATTAATCCTGCTACAGCAACATAATCTGCATCAACAGGCATAGTTGCAGCAGCAAACATAACTCCATACCAACTATTGCTTAAATTAGCTAAAGCAGTAACACAAGCAAGAGCAGTCTCAGCAGCAATACCAGGAACTGTAAATCCCCCTTGAGTCGATTGCCATCCCATAATACTAGAAATATCCGTGCCCGAACCAAAAGGTGTAGCAAATCCCACTGAAGAAGT